GACGAAACCGGCATCGCCGAGCAACTGCTCGGCCTTGACGATGATCCAGTCCACCGCATCGATCTCCGGTTTGAAGCCGCGCACGGTGACGTGCATTTCGGGATAGAGATCCGCGCGACCACGGGCGAGCGTGACATTGAACGTCACCGTGCCGCGTAGTAGCCGCGTGTACTCGCTGCGCGCGGCGCGCATTGCATTACTCCTGGTGGCGTAGATCGTGCGCAGCGTCTTGACGCCCTTGCCGTCGTCGACACCCACCAGCACGTCCCGCGTCTTGCTACTGCGCGTGTCGTCGTACAGCGCACGGATGCCGCTGTACGCGTTGCGGTCGGCGACGTGGTAACGGTGCTGGTCGCCCTGCGCGCGGGTCAGTGTGACGGTGGGCAGCGGCTGGCCGGTGGCCGTGGTGCCCTGACCGATCGGGCAGAAGATCAGTGCGCCGGACTTGATCGTGGCCACCGCGTCATAGCGCTTGCCGAGCCGCGTCAGAAAGTTGATATCACTCTCGTTGGTTTGGTCGATATGATCGATGACCATGGTCGCCAGATCCGGGTGGCAGCGCGCGGTGAGCTTGTTGCGGCCAGCGAGCAGATTGACGATCGCGCCGACGGTAGTGTCGCTGTAGCTCTGCTCGCGCTGCTGACGCAGATCGCTGCGCAAGTTGGCACTGCGCCCACGCATCACGATCACGTCGGGGGTGCCGGCATGCTCCAGCTCATCGATGACAAAGCTGCCCTTGTCGGTGAGGCCGCTGTCATCCCAGCCAAGCCACACACGCAACGTCGCGGTGGTGGGCGGCAACGCCAGCTGGCCATCATGGTCGCTGAGCGTGATGTCGAGCTGGTCGGCGGTGTCCTGCCGACAACTGGTGACGGCCAGTCCGACGAGGCGGGGCATCAGGGTTGCGGTAAGGTCGCGGCCGTCGAGCGTGACCTTCCAGCGCGGCTGCGGGTTGCTGCTCGTCATGCGAGATGGCTCGCACCGCTGCCACTGCCGTCGATGGTCGCCATGGTGGCGCCGTTGCCCGGTGGTGCGCTGGACACCAGCATATCGTCGCTGCGTTTGAGGCCGATGCTGAAGTCGGTGCGGCGCGCGATGCCGTCCTGCGTGAACGCACTGCCACCCTCGGACAGTGTTTCGATCACCCATGCGCCGAACACACGGCCGGCGCCGTCGATCATGGCGTAGGCGTCACCGGCATCGGCCATGCGGCGCAAGGTATCCAGGCTTTCCAACTTGCCGGCAACCTCTGGCGCCAGCACACCGGACAGCGTGATGGTGTCGTCGCCCGGCCCGACGAACTGCCGCGCCGGACGCGCACCAACACGACTGTTGGCCGCATGTCGCCACGCGGTGGAGCGCTGCAGCTCGCTGTACGCGAGATCCGACAGCTGGAAGACGAACTGGCCAAGGCACATCAGCATGGGTTACTCCGTATCGCCGAGGCGGCTGCGGCGGGCGGCGGCTTTGGCACGTTCGCGCCGATCGAGTTCGGCCGAGACCGCTTTGGCCGCATCGGTTTCGCGTCCCGGCGCCGCGGTGACGTTGATGGGATAGTGGTTGTTGGTGACCGTTGCCCCCGTGCCGCCGGCACGCAGTGGTGGCCGGTTGTCCAGGGTGAAGCGCGCCGGTGGCTTGACGTCGTCGTCGGCACCGGTGTTCCAGTGCAGCCCGGCGGCCACGGCAGCATCGTCGTGGAGGCCCAGCTTGGCCTTGAGCGCGCGCCACTTCGCCATGAAGCTGTCGATCTTGTCGGAGATCCATTGGAACGCGGTGACGAAGGGCGCCTTGATCGCCTCGCTGACAGTCGACCAGGTGCTGCCCAGCCAGTCGATTAACTGACCCCCATGGACGACGATCCAGCCGGCGGCCGTGCCGATCGCGGTACCGACGGCGGTGAAGCCCTTGGCCAGCCACGTGACCCCCGTGATGACGCTCATGAGCACCTCACCCAGCACGCGGCCGAAGCTCACGCCGTTGGCGGTGGCGCCGGCCAGTTGCTCCTTGGTGGCCTCGAAGGGTGTGAACAGCTGAGTGATCCCGCGCCACACCGCGCCCATGGCGATCGCGAGGGCATCCCATGCCGGCTTCAGTGGTGCGAGCGCCTGGCCTAGCTCATTCAAGGCGGGGCCGGCGACGTCGCGGATGCCCTGGCCGAGACCGACGAAAAACGCTTTGATCGGCCCCCAGTATTTCCACGCGAGGAACAGCAGCGCGGCCACGGCGGCGACCAGCGCCAGCACGGGCAAACTGATGCCGGTGATGGCCAGCATCGCGGCACGTGCGCCGATGCCAACGCGGCCGAGCAGGCCGACGCCAGCGGCTTCACCGCCGGCACCACGACACGACAGCGCGGCACGACCGATGGCAAAGCGCAGCAGCGCGAACTGGCCGATCAAGCTGCCCAGCGCGATCATGACGCCACCGGCAGCGACCATTAGGACGCCGAAACCGGCCGCCATCAGGGCGAGACCTTTGGCGATTGCCGGATGCCGTTGTGCCGCGCCGGTGAGGGCTTTCAGCAAGGTGACCAGTTTCTGCAACGCGCCCACGTAGACCGGTAGCAGGGTGGTGCCCAGCGCTTTGTAGAGGTTGGCCTTCTGCGCGAGCAGCTCGGCCTCCTGTCCCTGTGCGGTGTCTGCCGCGCGCTGGTACGCCGCATCCGTGCCCTCAAAATCGGCCGACGCCGCGAGTTGTTTCTGGATGTTGCCGCGCTGCATGTACATGCCGGCAAACAGGTCGCCGCCCTTGCGCGCACTGAACAGGCTGTTGAGCTTGCTGACGATCTGGTTCTCGGTCAGCTTGCCCTTGGGATCGATGCGCGGGATGACCTCCTTCATCAGGTACTCGAAGGGGTTGGTCTCGTAGAGCGTCTGATTCTTCAACGCACCGGGCAGCATCTTGGTGATGTGGCCGTTCTTGCCGTACTTCACGGCACCCTTGTTCAACAGGCCGAGCTGGCTGAGTGCCTCGGCGGTCTGCTGGGTGCTGCGGCCGGCGGCCCAGTTTTGATAAGCCGAGGCAAAGCCGGTACCGGAACGCATGCCGCCCATTTCCTGAATCGTGTGCATGGCACCGAAAAACAGCGACTTCTCGTCCATCTGTTTGGTGGCCACGCCGCCGACCTTCATCGCCTCTAAATAGTCGCTGGGCTTCACCAGCCCACCGCTGCCGACATAGGCCTTGGTCATCATGTCGAGCAGATGGTTGAACGCTTCGGGTGTCTTGGTCGCATTGCGCAGCTCGCCGGTCTGGATGGCCGCGATCAGCTCGCCGATGGTTTCCTGTCCGTGACCGGCGCCTTCGCCTTTGGACGCCATCAGCGCCTCGAAGGTGAGCTTGGTCTTGAGCAGCGACGGGGCGACCGCGATCGCTTCGTGCATGTCGCGGAAGATACTGTTGGCGTCCTTGAGGATCTCCAGCTTCTCAGTCTGCGAGCTGCCGATGGTCGCGTCGTTGGTCGCGAAGTGCTGCGCACGCGACACGTCGGCGGTACTCGTACCCTGCGCGCGCAACTGCTCGGTGATGATCTGGTAGTGCTTGGCTTCGTCGATGGCCGGCGTGATCTGACCCATGACGCGACGGCCGCCCTCGAGGGTGGCGTAGCCGGCGATGGATAAGTGCGCACCGAGCGCTTCGCTCTTGCGCAACTGGTCGTGCAACGTGGCCAGCTTCTGCGCCTGCATACCCTGCGCACGCAAGGCCGCGGTCTGCTGTGTGATCGCGGTGGTGGCGCTGGCGGATTTTGAGCGCAGCGCGGCCTCGGCGGTGCCGAGCTGATGGGTGTTGATGCCAGCCTCGCGCAACGCATTGCGCAATGTCTGCAGCCTGGCCTGCTGTTCGCTGTGTTCGGTCTTGAGCTTGGCGCCCTCGCGCGTGAGTTTGTTGAACGCCGCCGAGAGCTTGGCCGACGGGTTGGCGGTGGCCTTCAGCGTCGCCGCCGCCGCACGCGTGCGCGCCTGCAGATCAGCCATGCGCTTGGCCGTGTCGACGCTGCCTTGTTTGAGCTGGCGGAACGCGCCGACCTGTTTCTGCGTCTGGTCGAGCTGACGCAGCGCATCGCGGGTTTTCTTGAGTTGGGCCGCGGCGCCGGTCGCGGAGCCCTGCACCTTTTTGAGCGGCGCGCTCGCCTTGTCCAGCGTCTGCAGCAGCACCTGTAGTTTGAGATCCACGCGCTACTCCATTCCACACCGTTCACGGGCGCGCTCGCGCCACTGCATCAATTCCAGCAAGGTGAGGTCGACCATCGCGGCGGGTGACCAGTGGAACACCACCGCGATGTCGGCCATGGCGTCCTCTACACAGCGAGGGAAGCCTTGACGTCCTTCGGTAACAAAAAATGGAGAATCTCGGTGCCGATCGCCATCAGGTCGGGCGCTTCGAGTTTGTTGATGTCCTCCGAGGTGAGGAACGGATCGCTGATGCGTGGCAGCACCTTGGCGATGGCGCTGACTTCCATCTGCGCCAGATCGGCCAGGCTCACACCGCGCAGCTCGCCGGCTTTGGGACGACGCAGCGTGATGTTGCTGATGGTCTGCTCGCCGCGCGTGATCGGTGTGTCGAGCGTGACGGTGGCCGTGGCGTTGTTCGGCTGCGCGGGAATGTCGGTGTGCTTCGTCATGGATCTCTCCGTAGGGATCGGGTGGTGAGGGATGAGGGTTACAGGCCGAGCGCGCGGCGCTGCTGGGCGAGGCGATCGACGACGCCGACGTTGAAGAGGAAGTTGAGGCGGTCGATCTCGATCTCGACGACGCCGTTGATCGTCAGCTTGTAGTACGCGCAGCTGATCGTGAACTTGTGCGCGGTGTCATCGCCGGGTTTCGCGTTGCCCATGTCGATCTCTTTCGGGCGGCCACGCACGACCACTTCGACCGCATCGACGTCGCCGGTGTCGTCACGCTGGTAGGCGCCGGCAAAGCGCGTCATGTAGGCGGTGGCACTGGTGGCACCGAACTGCCGGATCGCCTCGCGGACGATGCCGCCGGCGGTGTATTCCAGCGTGAGCAGTTCACCGCCCAGATCGACCTCGACACCGCCGTCCATGCCGCCGCTGCGGATCTCTTCCATCTTGCGGCTGAGCTTGGGCAGGGTGATCTCGGGCACCTTGCCGGCGTAGT